GTGAAAAACTCACATATGCTAATCTTGATATTACTTTCATTGTGGATGAATATCTAGAGAATTATCAGTCGCTTCATAACTGGATGACAGGTTATGGTTTTCCATCAGATAGGTCTGAGTTTAAAACATACAGAGATGTAACATCACTTACTCCAGCTGGTGGGGAAACTCCTTCAGTTGATATTGTAGGTTCTACAACATCGGATAAAGCAATGTATTCAGATGCCTTTCTTATGATCCTCTCCAATAAGAACAATCCTATTTTGAATGTTGTATTTCAAAATATATTCCCTATTTCATTAAGCGCATTGGAGTTTACACAAGGTGCAACAGATGTTGAGTACATGACTGCTAGCGCAAGCTTCGCATATCAAATCTATAAATTTGAGAGTGTATAAATAAAAATGAGCAGATTTGGTAAGCTTTAACATTTATCAAATCTTTAGACTTAATTTCTGGTGACAACTCGTTCGAACTCACTAGGGTCAATATATTATAAGAGAGACACCAAACTGCTCACTTTTTTTATTATGAGGTAAACATGGATTTAGATACATTAAAAAATACTGCAAGAGCAGACCTTCCCGTCGCTGATCTGGAACACATAGATCAGGAATCATATAAAAATCAAATGATTAAACAGAAGTGGTTAGATTTCAAGGCTGACTTTGAGTTGTTGTTGATGAAGGCCAAGACTGACCACCAACTTCTGTATCGACAGAAGTGGGAGTATTATGGCGGAAAGGCTGATGCGAAGGTCTATGCTGCAAAACCGTTTGACATCAGGGTTATGAAGACAGACCTTGCAATGTACATTCAGTCCGATGATGACATTCTTAGAATTTCAAATAAAATTGGGTACTACGATTCATGCGTAGACTACTGCAAGGGTGTAATCAAGTCTATCGACAATCGTGGCTGGGACATTCGCAACGCAACAGATTGGAAAAAGTTTGAAGCTGGAATGATATAGATGGCGGCCGTAAAATCTTATAATTGTTTTCCAACGGTCATAACTCAATTTTCTCTAAATATAGAACACGCACCTATGATGGAACGTATACTTTTGTCATCTGATAAGTTACATGAGGATGAAGTATTTAAACCTTTGGTGAGTCGTATATTAAAAACTACAACTTCAATTCTAGAAAAACAACAATATCAATATGACAAAATAGAGATAACAAATATGTGGGCAAACACACTTAACAGTGGTGAGTCACATCCCCCGCATACTCACTCAAATAATTTCTTATCTGGAGTGTATTATCTGAAAGCAGGAAATACCGCACCTATACAGTTCTTTGATCCTAGACCAGCAGCTCATGTGTTGCAACCAAGAAACACTTCAAACCTTATAAATTCTAGTATGATTCAGTTTAATTCTGTAGAGGGTGTTGGGTATGTCTTTCCATCTTGGTTATCACATTGGGTTCCCCCCACTAAAGAACACCGTGTTAGTGTTTCTTGGAATATTCTATTGAGGGGTGAATACGGGGAACATGGTAGATTACAGAATGCGTATATCTAAAAAGAACGAAGTCTATCTAGTTCTGTCTGATATGACAGATTCAGCCCGGCAAGAGTTGACAGAGTTTTTTACATTTGAGGTTCCTGGCTTCAAATTTATGCCTCAGTATCGCAACCGTATGTGGGATGGGAAAATACGACTTTTCTCTCCTGGCACTGGAGAAATTTATGTAGGGTTACTGGAATATATCAAGGGGTTCTGCAAGAGAAATGGAATAGACTATATACTAGAAGAAGGAGTCGAGAATGAACGGGATGTTGTTCGTGAGGTTGTGCGAAACTTTATCAGGTCACTCAAACCAAAATCACAAGGTAAAAGTCTCAAGGTGCGCGACTACCAGATTGATGCCGTACATCACGGTATTGCCAGAAATCGCGCTCTTCTTGTTTCTCCTACCGCTAGCGGTAAATCACTGGTTATTTACTCACTAGTTCGTTACTATCACATGATGGGTTTAAAGACCTTGATACTGGTTCCCACCACTTCACTAGTGGAGCAGATGTACACAGACTTTGAGGACTATGGCTGGAGCTCTGGTACATACTGTCAAAAGGTATATCAAGGTCATGACCGCAAGGTAACCAAGGATGTTGTGATATCTACATGGCAATCTGTCTATAAGATGCCAACAAAATATTTTGAAGATTTTGGGTGTGTAATTGGTGATGAAGCGCACATGTTTAAGGCAAAATCTCTTACAGGCATAATGACCAAGTTACATGCATGTAAGTACAGATTCGGGCTCACAGGGACGTTAGACGGTACTCAGACGCATCAACTTGTTTTAGAAGGTCTATTCGGTCCTGTTGAAAAAGTAGTTACCACAAAGGAGTTAATTGAGAAGAAAACTCTTGCTGACCTTAAAATCAAGTGTATAATTCTAAAACATGAAAACATAAGAGTGAGAATGGAATACGCTGAGGAACTGGAATATATTGTCACTCACAAAGGTCGGCAGGATTTCGTTATTAATCTACTACAACATCTCAAGGGGAATACTCTTTGCCTTTTCCAGCTTGTAGAAAAACATGGTAAGCCTCTGCACGAAGCAGCAGAAAAGATAATTACAGACCGCAATATATATTTTGTATATGGTGGAACTGATACAGACACTAGAGAAGAGATAAGAGGACTAATTGAAGATGCAAAAAATTCTATCGTCATTGCGAGCTACGGCACTTTTAGTACTGGTATCAATATTCGTAATATTCACAACATCGTGCTCGCATCTCCATCAAAAAGTAAAATTCGTGTCTTGCAATCAATCGGCAGGGGATTGCGGCAGGGTGACAATAAAGATTCTGTTTTAATTTTTGATATTGCAGATGATTTGACTTTTAGGAATCAGAGTAACTTTACGCTCAATCACTTCCAAGAACGCATAAATATATACAATGAGGAACAATTCAACTATGAAATCAGCAAGGTAACTCTACAATGATCACGGATACATACAAAATCTTAAAGCTCATTAGTGGTGAAAACATTATTTGCGAGCTCACAGAAGAAAACGGTAAGTATGAAATTTCAAAGCCGTTGTTAATGCATGTTCATCCCAACATTACTATGGGGGGGATGACTGAATCGTTAATGCTCTCACGATGGGTTCAACCTTTTACGGAACAAACATATTTCGAAATTGATCCAAAACATGTTATTATTATGTTACCTGCATCACCTGGCCTAAGTGTATATTATGAAGGGGTGTTGAATAAAATAGAAGGTGGTACAGAAAGAATTTCGCTGGGTGACCATATTAATGAAGATGACATATATGATGAGCTTCTAGAAGACCTAGAACCAGAAAGTAAAATAATACATTAATGTATTTCTATAACCCAAGACAAGCTTAATGTAACATGAATTTTATGAAGAGTCAAGGGATTTTAGAGATTTTTATATTTTATTGTACCTTGACTTAATTATTATTATGTAGTATAGTAGTATAAATTAAGGAGAGTACTTATGGCGAAAGCAAAAGGTAAACACTACGTTGATAACAAAGTTTTTCTAATAGCGGTTACAGAGTGGAAAGAAAAATGTAAAATAGCAGTGGAAGCTGATGAAAGGATTCCACCTGTTACAAACTACATGGGTGAATGTTTTCTCAAGATTGCAACTCATCTATCCTACCGGCCTAATTTTATAAACTATACATACAAGGATGATATGATTTCAGATGGTATCGAGAACTGCCTTCAATATGCTTCAAACTTCAATCCAGAAAAGTCGTCGAACCCTTTTGCTTACTTTACCCAAATCATCTACTACGCCTTCATCCGAAGAATTCAAAAAGAAAAGAAGCAAACCCACGTTAAAAATAAAATAATATCAAGTGCTAATTATCAATCATATGATACCATGCCGGGAGATTCAACAAATTATCATATATCCAATTCTTTTGCTATGGAAAATCTTCCAAAAGAAGATGTATACAAACCTAAGAAAGTAAATAATAATAATGATAAAAAAGGTTTAGAGAATTTTATGGAAACGGAAGATGAACACAAAAC